CCTGATCGCCGAGCTTTTCGAGCTTCTGGATGAGATCATCCATGCCGACCATTTCCACATCTGCCATCACACACGCTCCTTCTTAACCGTCCAGATCTCCAGAAAGCGTCCGGAGTCGCCGTAAGTATTCGGCGGTCTGACAATGGAGTAATAACTCCCCCCATACTTGACCATCATCTCCGTCGTGATCTTCGTGGCCGTGTAGCGAATGAAGAAGCGCCTCTTCGCGACTGAGAACTCCGACGCATTTTCCAGCGCCTTCGTCCCTGACTCGTCCGAGACCTTCGCCCAGCATTCATGCACGACCACCGGCTCATCCTGTCCGTCATCCGGAGCGAATCCCCAGTCATCCTGCTCTGCCGTCTCGACCAACTGGACGATCTGGATCCTCTTGTTCAGTTCGCCGGGGTTGAAATCCTCAAACATCTGCGGCCTCCTCTTCCTTGATCAGCTCCTCCGTCTGGAGCTGCCTGATCAATGATTCGACCATGCTGCGATAATACTGCGAGGCGCTATAACCTGCAGTGTTGACAGCGACTAGCTGGCGGTTGTCGTACATATCCTGTACGGCCGCCAAATAGAGCATATTGGCTTTTGGACTTGATTCATCGTAGACGCCCACCGCGCCGATAACGAAATCCTCCGCTGCCGCCATCATCATCTGGATGAGCGCATCCTCTTCGCTGCCGTCTACTCTCAGATATTGTTTAACTTCCGCCAGTGTCATCGCTTAGTACCTCTTATGGTTCTGTTGGTTCGTCCTGTGCTGTCTGTGCGGCGAGAATTGCCGCGATGATTTCAGCCTTCGTATTGGACGATGATACTCCTCCGACCTCCAGCGTCTCAGCGAGAGTAAGGAGCTGTGCCTTAGTCAGAGCTGTCAGCTCCTCCTCACTGTATTCGCCGTCATCGTTCGCATCGGCGTTTTCTAACGTGACCGTCTCCTGTTCTTCATCCGGATCGACCGGTGCAGGATCCTGATCATCGTCTCCGCCGTCGGAGGGAGTTATTCCCCCACCGCGAGCAGGCCGTAGACGATAGCGTCTTCATCAACGACTTCTGCGTCAAGTCTTGTGATACCTCTGAACAGTGTCAGATCCTGCTCGAACGCATTGAGAGCGTTTGCACCGGAGCCGACCGCTGCCACATTAGAAGTCATGATGGACAGCTGCTGTCTGTCAAAGATGCGGACATATTCCTTCAGATCGCCGATGATGAACGGGATACCCTCATCGTCGCCTTCGGACGCTGCCTCGACTGTCGGCAGGATCGCGTTCGGGACGACCACCAGCGGGATGCGGCGAGCGCCGACCGCCAGAGTCATGCTGAACGGAGAATCCGGATTAATGTCCGGAGAGAGCAGATAGCGCTTGTTCTCATCCTTCAAAGTGTCGAGATACTGCAGGCCGTCATCGTTCGTGACGATCGCCACGCCGCCGGCATAAGCCTGACCAAGAGTGACGTTGATCGCATTCTTGATGTCGTCAAGGCCGGTGAGCGCTGTGGCTGTCTTCTCAGCAACTGCCGCAAGGATCAGCTTGTTGCGTGTCGCGACGTCTTCCTTGCCGAGCCATTCGATCAGCAGGTTAGAGATCGCCGCATCGGAGTCGGCAAGCAGCTCATTCGTGACCGGCAGATAACCGGCGTACTTCGTGATACTGTACTCGACTCTTTCAAACTGCGGGCCGTCCTTCTTGCCGATTGCGGCTGCTTCTGCGACACTGGAGAATCCCGTGTGCTGCGCCTTGGTCAGGTATGTGCGGGCGCCTGCCATCGTGTTGACCGGCTCCGTACTGACGAGACTCTGAAGGCCGAATTCAGCTTCTCTGAAGCGGTTGATCCGTGTCTGGATGTCTTCCGGGACCGTATATCCGCCGTCGACTCCGGTTGCGCCGCCTTCCTTGTTCATGTTCTGGAAACGGTGACGGGCAGCTTCCGCGAACTCATGGATCGCGTCCGTTGCCGCCGGCTTCGCATTCTCAGCGACGTCCGGAGTTTCATCTTCCACATCCTTGAGCAGATCGAACTTCGCCTGCAGGGCCTGAAGCTCCGCCTTCGCCGTCTCTGCTTCTTCGATTTTGTTTTCGAGGGCGAGGCTCTTCACCTGTGCCTTCTTCTCGTTGATCTGATCGAGCAGATCTCTAAGTTCTTTGTTCATTCTGTTCCCTTTCCCTCAGACGCCGTAAGCGTCCAAGTCATTGAGTAAAGATTGTTTTCTTGCCTCTATCGCTTCGGCTTTGGCCTTCTCTGCGATGACCTGTTGCCGAATATCCTCCGTCAAGCGCATCCCGGATACGCTCGCGGCGAATGCCTCTTCTGCTCCGTCGATAGAATCGACGAATCCAAGCTCCAATGCCTGATTGGCAGTGAGCCATGTTTCCTTGTCCATGAGCCGCAGAATCTCGTCCTGGTCTCTGCCGGTCTTCTCGACATATGCTGCGGCGAGTGCTTCGTTCATCCTCTGCAGGATCTCCGCATTCTTCTTCATGTCGTGGTAGTCGCCGGCAGCGCCGCTCATGTGGACGTTATGGATCATGATCATTCCGACCGGCGAGATCTCGCTCTTGTTCGCCATCGCGATCACGCTTGCTGCGGATCCCGCGAGGGACTGGATGCTGATCTGTACGTCTTCGCGATCGCGAAGCATCGAGTAGATCTCCTGTCCTGCGAATACCGAGCCGCCGCCGCTGTTGATCAGGACCGTCAGCATCTCGCCTTCCGGTTTGCTGTCGAGCGCGGCTTTGACGTCTGCCGGGCATGTGCTGTCCCATTCCAGCCAGTCGTAGATCCATTTATCATCATTGCTGATGATGTCGCCTCTAATGTTAATTTCCGCCACCGTTGTCACCTCCTTCCTTGTTTTGTACGCTTGTGACAGGTATGTAGTTACCGTTACACATCAGGATGTCGCCGCCTTCCATTGATGGCCGGTCAAGCAGCTCCCTCGCCTCGTTCGGCGTGTAGATGCCGTTATTGACGCCCACCCGGAGCGAATCCATCTGTGTCTTGAAGTCCGTCCTGAGGAGAACCTTCTCATTGAATTTGAAGAAGTAATTCTCCTCGATCTCCTTCTTGGAGAGGCATTTGTAGTTCAACTCCTGCTCATACTGCGTGAGCCTGTAGAGCATCGTGTCGATCAGGAAAGAGAGCTGCTGTGTTTCGCTGTTGCTGTAGCTGCTCTTGTCGTAGTCGTTCAGCTGATTCGGTTTAATCCCGAATGCCGCCGCGATCTGGAGCGCGGTGTACTTCCTCAGCTCACTGAACTGCGCCTCGACCAGTGACATCTTGATCGGCTGCAGCTGGAACCCGATCGGCATTGCCACGACCTTCGACGCATTCTTCGCGCCGGTCAGAAGGCTGTTGTAGTGCTCCTGCAGCGCCTTCCTTCGCTTCTCGTCCAGCTCGCCGGTGTACTGAAGTACCGCAGACGCTGACAGGCCGCTCTTGTACAGGTTGTTGAGGTAGCTCTGTGCCTCAGATGCAGCACCGACCATCTCTGCGAGGATCTGCCGCACCGGCTTGCCGATCAGGCCGTCGATGGTGTCCCACGTTTTGATGTGGATGACTTCATCTTCCCTGTAGATCTGCGTCTTACCTGACTGCGGATCGCTGTACTGGTAGTACATCTTGCCGGCATCACTGAAGACTCCTGCGTCATCGAAGAGCACCTGCACACAGTCAGACCGCATCGGCCAGAATCCAACGATACCGTAGTCTCCACCATACTTTTTCCGCTTCCATTTCGTCTGGATATACGCGTATGCGTTGCCGTACTGCTCACAGTTGTACTCCATCGTCGTCCAGAACGTCGCAGGCGTCATCACGCGGTTCGGTCTGGTCATTAAGAGCCGCGCCGCGTCATTCGGCTGCGCCCGGATCCTTCCCTTATCCGCCTGCTGATAAAAGTGGATAGGCATCTTTCCCATCGTTTCGGACAGCATCTTGAGGCAGGTGTAATATGTCGCCTCGTTGATGGCCTTCCTGCTCATGCTTCCATCCACGCCGAGCCATTCGAGGA